CAGATAGCAGATCAGGTCGGCAGGGAATTGGAATTGAAGTTTGTTCCAGAAGTCAAGAGGAATTTAGTGCAGAGTAGAGAAGGCGGATGTGATCTTGTGGGCATACCGGGGATAGCAGTAGAGGTTAAGTATCAGGAGTGCGATTGGAAGAAGATGTGGTGGAACCAGTGTATAGAGCAGGCAGCGAAGAGAAATGCTATACCGATATTGATATGGCGGAGAAATCATCAAGCATGGCAGGTCATGATGGTAGCTAGATTGGATTGTGGGCATTCTAGTGTTCCGATACGGGTTCAGTTCGGAGTAGATGAGTTCTTGGATTGGCTGTATGTCTACCTGATCCATTACTATACCGACGATAAGAAACTGGAATCGATTTAGTTCCGAAAGGTGTTGATCAGGGCGCGGGAAAGGACTAGAATATGGTTGTAGTCAGGAGCAGCACAAACCCCTTAACCAAACCAGGAGAATCAAAATGAGCACAAACACCAAAACCTACGCCGCCAAGTCTTCCGTCACCCGCGCTATCAAGGCAGCTGGTCTTAAAGTCGAAGACTATAACATTGTCGAAGTCGAAGGCGGGTTTCAAGGCCAGGTTATTCAGCCGGTAGTGGTCGAAACCAAGAAGCCGCGGAATGGCGCTTGCAAGCGCGTCTGGGATATGGCCGATGCGATGCCGGAAGCCCGTCGCAAGGATGTAGTTGCTGCCTGCGTGGAAGCCGGCATTAACCTCGGGACGGCGAAGACCCAGTACCAAGCATGGTTTACTAGCCGCCGCGGTTAAGATGGCAAACTCGGAGCTCTGCGAAAGCGGGGCTCCCGTTTTGTTGTTTAACTAACCGGAGAACGATAATGGCCAAAGTTTATGCAGTAAAGCCCTGCCTCTATATGTTGATCGATGCCCAGCAGAATAGGGCCGTCCTGCGCCTCGTCGCCCCGCTCAGGGAGGTTTCCCTGCACGCGCGGCTGGTAAAGGCGTCCAGCCCCGATTCCTGCCTTATTTGCCCACCTATGGAGGCCCGCGGCCTGAGCAAATTGAGCCCGCCCCAGCTGGCCAGCCTGATCGCCAGCCTTGGCGGCGAGCCTGCCGAGACCTACGCCGACCAGATCAAGCAGGCATTGAAGCTAATCAAGGCTACCCAGCCAGACCTGACGCCCACCGACAAGCTGGAGAAGGAATGCAGCCGGCTGGGTCTGCCAGAGCCCAGCGCTTTGAGCCCGATGCGGGAGCCTAGCGCCGCGAAGCCGACTGTGGTTATCGACCATGCTCCCAAGCCTATTGAACGCCCGCATAAGGCGATCAGCAGCACTGGAACGGTCTGGGCTATGGCAGACGAGCTGCTGGCCAGCCTCGGGCGTATGCCGACCTCCAAGGAGATTCGCATCGCCTGCGAGCCGCATGGTATCCATCCTGGGACTGTAGGTGTTCAGGCCAGCAAGTGGATCAAGTTTCAACAGATACATCAAATCCCTTGATGGTCGGGGTTGGATGGGCTATTATCTTATCAGAGGCGCAGGGTGCGCCTCGTTCAACTACTAGGAGATTCACCATGGCAAAGAAGGAAGCGGCTCCGGTCGCAGAGAAGGACACCCAGAACGGCATCACCCGCCCAGCAGAAGGCTCGGCTAGCCGTTTGGTATGGGATACGATCGAAAGCCTCGGCGGCAATCCGAAGGCTGGTGAAGTGGTCGCTGCCGTCAAGGTCGCGAGCCCGGACGCCAACGACAGCACCATCAAGACCCAGCTCGCTCGCTGGCGCACGTACAGCGGTCTGACCGTGCCGCGTCCGGCGAACGATGACGAGGAAGAAGACGAAGCGGCATAAACAAACCCCTTGCCAGATGGCAGGTGGGTATGTTATATTCAGGGCATCCTATGGGGTGCCCTGAATGTATGTGTCTGAGGTAGGCCATTATCTTTTTCGATCCCGTAACCAACTACCCGTTCCCTAAGCCTCCGCCAGCCGCGAGGTCGTCGGCTTCCGAAGCCCAGCATGAGGCCATCCGTGCCGAGCGGTACGCCTTGGCCCTCGCCATGCGGCAGCATGGGTACAGCTACGAGCAGGTCGCTGAACACTTCGAGATCTCTCCAGCATCAGCACGCGCGCTAGTCAAGCACGCCATTGAACATGCCATCCGGGAACCTGGACAGGAGGTCATCGATCTCGAGCTGTCTCGGCTGGACCAGTTGTACCGAGTCGCCTTCAACAAGGCCGCGGTCGGAGATGTCTCTGCCATCAACCAGTGCCTGAACATCATGGCGCGCCGTGCCAAGTACCTTGGCTTGGATGCGCCCGAGAAGAAGGAAGTCACTGGGGCGAACGGTGGACCAGTACAGCTGGCCTCGGAGCTGCGCGGGGTCAGTGACGAGGATCTAGCTGCCATCAAAGCGGTACTTGCCAAGAGCATCGGATGAACCCTCGCGAGTACCTCGCCATCATCGAGGCCGAGGAGCTACGGCGTAAGGCAGAAGGCTCTCTGTACGAGTTTGTACGCCAGGCATGGCATGTCATTGAACCTGGCGTACCCTTCTCCGAGGGTTGGCATATTGAATCAATCTGCCTACCGAAAGGTACTAGGCTTCAGACCCCTACTGGCGAGCGAAAGATTGAGGAGCTCGTAGCAGAGCAGTACGCCGGAGAGGTTCTTAGCTATAATCATTCCCTTGGCGTTTCTGAATGGCGGAAAGTAACTAACTGGCATACATCAAAAGCGGTCTTCTTGGTTGCCATTAATACGGCTCATGGGCATAATATAAGCCTAACTGGAAATCATCCAGTGTACCTTGAAGGAGTAGGCTATGTCCCAGCAGAAAACGTCAAGCCCGGAGATTACGCACTGCTTGCAGTGCCAGAAGCCGCTACCGAAAGTATCCCCGTCCCACGCACGCAAGTTCTGCGGGAGTACCTGTTTCGCCGCGTATCGGAGGCGTCCGAGATTCTGTATCGACTGTGGAGTACAAACATCGCAGGGGGCGGCGAGCCGTTGCTGGCCCTGCCTTATGAAACATCGCGAGGCTTCTCGTATAGGCGAGCAGGCTCCTTGTCGCCAATGCGGAAAGCTGGTATACCGGGCTCCCTGCAACCTCGAACAGTCGCCGCGAACTTACGGGGTCTTCTGCAACCACGACTGCTTTGGTTTATTCGTCCGCGGCGAAAACAACCCAGCGTACAAAAATGGCAAGGCATCCAACGGCTATGTTACTGGATTCAAGACTGCCAAGCGCTTGGCGCTTCTTCGCGATCAAAATACTTGTCAGCGCTGCGGGGTATCTGGCGTAGCCTTAGAGGTTCACCATCGCGACGGGAAGCGGGACGATCATTCTCTAGAAAATCTAGAGACTCTTTGTCTTCCATGTCACCACAAAGAACACTCATCGTCGCGGTAGGAGAACGTCCGCACTTTAGTTCCGTATATAACATCGCTGTAGAAGGGAACAATAACTACTTTGCTAACGGCATTCTAGTTCATAACTGCGATCACTTAGAAGCTGTCTCTGCTGGAGACATCAAACGGTTACTCATCAACATTCCCCCGCGACATGCCAAGAGCACTATTGTCTCTGTCCTCTGGCCTACTTGGGAGTGGCTGGTACATCCGCAGGAGAAGTATCTCTGCGCCTCGTACAGTTCGGTTCTGTCTATTAGAGACAATCTTAAAGCCAGACGCATAATCCAATCGCCATGGTTTCAAGCACGCTGGGGGCATCTTTTTGTACTCACTGGCGACCAGAACGCCAAGCAACGCTTTGAGAACGACAAGACCGGCTACCGCATAGCCACCTCGGTTGGAGGCGCAACTACCGGCGACGGCGGTTCACGTCTACTGCTAGACGACCCGCATGGGGCACAGGATGCCCAGTCCGATGCCCTGCGAGCTACTGCCCTTGAATGGTTCGACATGGTCTGGTCTACTCGCTTGAACAACCCAGCGACAGATGCCATGGTAGTAATCATGCAGCGGCTACATGAAGCAGACATATCTGGCCACATCCTTAGAGACCTGAAAGGATGGGAGCATCTCTGTCTGCCTGCCGAGTGGGACGGCGTCAAGCGAGTCACCTCTCTCGGCCCGTATGACCCACGCAGCGCACAGGGCGATCTACTGTGGCCATCTAGGTTCACTAAGAAGGTACTAGAAGGCCTAAAGGAATCTCTCGGGGAGTACGGTACCGCTGGGCAGCTACAGCAGGCACCGAACCCGGCGGGCGGTGGCATCCTACGCATCGAGCATTTCCAGAAGTGGCCTAAGGATACGCCAATACCATCCTTTGAGTACGTCGTACAATCCTATGACTGTGCGTTCTCCGAGAAGACTACTGGCGACCCGACCGCCTGTATTGTCTGGGGACTCTTCAAGTACAAAGGTAAGATGAATGCTATGCTGGTGGACTCTTGGGCAGAGCACCTTGGGTACCCAGCCCTCAGACAAAGGGCCATTGACGACTGGCATGCTACGTACGGAGGAGATGCCAAACGCAACCCGCTCATGAAGGCACGCAAGCCAGACAAAGTAATCATTGAAGCTAAGGCATCCGGCTTGTCTCTCATACAGGATTTACGGCTTGCCAACGTGCCCGTTTTTCCCTACAATCCCGGTAACGCTGACAAAGTTTCCCGCGCCCATCAGTCAGCCCCAGTGTTGGAGAGCGATGCCCTATGGATACCAGAGAGCCGCAAGAATCCGGGACAGTACGTAGTTTGGGCGCAGCCGTTCCTCCAACAACTCGAACGCTTCCCGGTCGCTGAACACGATGACTTTGTGGATTGCTTCTCTCAGTCGATCATCTGGTTACGGGATGCTGGATGGTTCGATATGCCATACGCAGAAGACGACCCGATCGAAGAGATTGACTATGCGGCGAAGCGGAAAGTGAATCCATACAATGCCTAAGTTCCCAGCGACCGCGCTGTTCGCGCCAGCGCAGCTACGCAGCATGGCGGACCTACACACCTCGCATTACTTGCCATCCGTAATGAACGAGGAGAACCCTTCGGAGCTGGCACCGTCGGACACGCCGAACCTAGACCGCGCTGCGATGATTGCCGCTGGCATCCTCCCGACTACCCGGGCCGCTGGGGCGCTTGGGCGTGTCGCCAAGCTAGCCATGCGGCATCCGCTACTCACTGGTTCGGCAGTCACAGCAGCGACCGGCGATCCGACCAACATGATTATGAATGTCCCCGGGATGCTGGCATCCTACAGCGGCGATGCCGAGGCTGGTGCCTTGCCTAAGTTTCTTCCGATGCTAGAGAGGTATATGCTAGATCGCTTCGGCAATGGAGCTAAGGCTTTCCCGCATGCCGAAGCCATGGCGCAGCAGATTGATCGCCTTGCCCCAGCGACGTTCGACGTGCTACGGCACGACCAGCTTGCTAATCGCCTCGGACACGCTGCCTTTGAACCGCAAGACGAGCAGATGCTATTATCCACTCCGAACCAGTTCAAGAACCTAGCTTATCCCCGTGAGGGCAGTGCCGATTCCGATCGTCAGGTAGATGCTCTTGCCAACATGCTGCGTACTCGGCAGTCTCTGCCTGATGCTTATGGCAATGATTTCTATGTAAAGAATAATCCGCAATTCGAAGGCCTCGGAGACATACCGTTCCTGCAGTACGGCGATATGGAGAACTTGCCCTTCGGAAGGATCACTGGGCACGAGGGCCGGCACCGCATGGAGGCCGTAGGTGATGTCTATGGGGACAATACGCCTATTGCCATCCGCGGCTATGGCTACGATCCAGAAGACCTGAAGCAGGCTACTAACTCCCCGTTTGTACTTCCGGAATCAGCGACTCGCGGGTTGCGCCTTCGCTACCAGAATGATGCCTATAGCAATCCAGAGAACCAGGACTTCTTAGGTCTATTCCTCGAGAAGAATCTTCGTCCATTGGACAACGGGTACGCCGGTGGTGGCATGATCAAGAAGCTCCCACAAGCCATGTCCGCCATGTCCGACCTGCTCACGCACACCACGGCCCCAGCAGGCGCATTGTCTGTGGTCAAGTCCGCGCACGGACAATGGCTAAGCAACTCCGTAGAAGACGCCCTGAATGGGTTGAAGAAGGGAGAGCCGTTCGGCGGCTATTCGGAAGACTATAAGCCTTGGGAGAACGCGGCTGCGCCGGATAGTCTTGGCATGACGCACATCAATTCTAGAACAGGAATGCTGGCTGGTCCAGAAGAACTTGCCGGATTGACGAGCAGAGCTACGAACCCAGATGCAGCCCTCAACTCTTGGATCTCCGGTGCCCTCACCAAGCACGTGAAGCACCGCATGGCTTCCCCAGAGGACGAGATTCGCCAGCTCGCGGATCAGGGAATTACGCATGCCCGGATTGCTACGTTCCCTGAGGAAGGAGACACAGCAGCTTATCTAAAGCAGTGGAGAAAGGATGCTGGAGAGAACGGCGGGGGGCTAGCAACTACCACACCTGGAAAAGCATGGGAGCAGCGGTCTGATATGGCTATCGGATCGACCCCTGCTGGCAGTAGGTGGGGGCACGCGGCTACAATGCAGAATCCTTGGCTCTCAAAAGTGGCACCAGAGACTCCCGTATACGAATCGATGTTCGACATGTCCTCAGACCTCGGCTTCGACCACCTCACGGACGTAATCAGCAATAAGCTCGCGTCCGGAGAACTGCGCCCCGAGAACCTGAACCGCCTGAGTGTGGCCGATGCTGTTCGCCTAGCACATCAATCTAATCTCGACGCCACCAAGAAGGCAGAGCAGGCGACGCAAGAAGCCCTGAAAGGCAACCTCGCGCAGACGGCTACTAAGACCTACGAGAACGGGTACAAGTGGGTTCAACTGCCGGACACCGCAGCCGCCCCCGAGAACAAAGACCTCGTGAAGAAGATTGGAGAGCAGGGCGGCTGGTGTACACAAGAGGACTGGGCGGCACTGAACTACGGCAGCAACGGCAATCAGCTACATGTACTACTCGGCCCCGATGGTCGGCCGCATGCGCAGGTGCAGGTGCAAACTAAGTTACCGGGCCTAGAAGCTTCTGACCGAGGAGATGCTGACGAGCAGTTTAATCGGGCTTTAGATCTTGCGGAAGCCGCTGGGGTTAATACAGATAACCCTGAGAATGTTCGCCCGTTCTTGGAGCAAGCACGAAAAGAAACCATGCCCCCTAGCATCCAACAAATCAAGCCCATGGAAAACGACTGGGACTCCGCTCGCGTGAAGTCCTTCACCGCTAAGGACCCGGAGTACCAGAATACCATTACCCCAATGCTGCAGGACTTCGTGAAGAGCGGCGACTGGTCAGACGTGCAGGACCTCCACAATACCGGACTCCGCGCTTCAAAGAACGTATTCAATTCGACCGAAACTAAAGCCCTGCAAGATCGTGGCATAGAGCTATCCCCGTACCTGACAGCAGACGAGATTGAAGCGCATCAGGCTACCTTTCCTGGTTATGCCAATAGTGCAGACCCGCAGAACTTCGCCGCTGGAGGTCACGTACTAAATTGGCCGTTTCAACCACCGCATTCGGGCTATAATGAACCCGCCTGGCCTTTTGAGGAAGCAGCATAATGGCAATACCATCACTGCCCGACGAGAGAGATCGCCACATTGCTGGTCTCTCCAGTTCGCCCATAGAGGAAGACGACGACCTGCCGGAATTCGACGGCGCGGACGTAGTCGAAGATGAAGACGGCGGCGCTACCCTCACCCTCCCCGAGTCGGAAGAACCAGCGTCCTCCAGCTTCTACGACAACCTAGTACCAGAGCTAAAGTCGACGCGTGACATAGCACTAGACCTGCTCGAGAAGATCGAGAAGGACAAAGAATCCCGTAAGAAGCGCGATGAGATCTACGCAGATGGCATTCGGCGCACGGGCCTCGGAGACGACGCTCCGGGCGGTGCGACCTTCGAAGGAGCTTCTAAGGTAGTCCATCCGGCCCTCGCGGAAGGCTGCGTAGACTTCGCCGCGTCCAGTTCTAAAGAGATCCTCCCCGCAGCCGGCCCAGTCAAGATCGCCATCAAGGGTAAGCAGGATCAGAAGCAATTAGAACGCGCCAAGGCTAAGGCAGCGTACTTGAATCACCTTCTCACTAAGGGTATCCCCGAGTACTACCCAGAGAAGAAGACCATGCTCACGCAGTTACCGCTGGGCGGTTCTCAGTACGAGAAGTATTGGCCTGAGGATGGCGAGTACCATATGGAATTCGTTCCTGTGGACAAAGTACACCTCCCGTTCGCTGCGGCATCTTTCCACACGGCGGGGCGCTTTACGCATCAACTAGAACTAACAGAAGACGAGTTCCTGGCGCGAGTAGATTCTGGGCGCTACATCGACATAGATAATCTCGTTACTGAGGCAATGCCAGAGCAATCCTCTGCCGAAGTCGCTAGTGATAAGGTAGAAGGCAAAGACCCGACCATCTACAACGAAGACGGACTGCGCACCTTGTACGAGACCACCGTCTATCTGCGCGTCAAAGATGACCCGGAGACCAAAGGGAAACGCGCCCCGTATGTGGTCACCATCGACGAGGCTACCGAGCAGCCGGTCGGCTTCTATCGTAACTGGACGGAAGGTGATGCCAAGACCAAGCGATTGGATTGGTGGGTCGATGATACCTTCATCCCTTGGCGCGGTGCGCAAGGCATCGGCTTACCACATCTCATAGGAGGCATGGCAGGGGCGATTACCGGCTCCCTACGCGCTTTGTTGGACTCCGCCCATATCAACAATACGGCGGCGATGCTAAAGGCCAAGACAGGGCGTTCTAGCGGCAGTAATACCACCGTCGATCCGGTCGGAGTTACTGAGATCGACATGGGTACCATCGACGATATCCGCAAGATTGCCATGCCGATGCCGTACAACCCGCCCTCGCCCATACTGTTCAGTCTGATGCAATTTCTGATCGCCGAGGCGAAGGGCGTAGTCGCTACGGCCGAGGAGAAGATTGCCGATGCCTCCAATCAGATGCCGGTTGGAACTGCGCTGGCACTTATCGAACAAGGTTCCAAGGTCTTCTCTAGTATCCATCAAGGGTTGCACTTCTCTCAAGCCAGTGGTATCCAGATTGTCTGCCGCATGGTACATGATTACCCCAACGCCGAAGAACTCCAGCAGTGGGGACTGACCGTAGAGGACTTCGCAGAGAATACCGACATTGAGCCGGTTAGCGATCCGAATATCTTCTCCGAGTCGCAGCGCTATGCCCAGTGGCAGGCGGTCATGCAGATGGCTGGAGACCCGAGCGTTCAGTACAACAAGACTGAACTCCACCGTCGCGGACTCGAGCTTCTACGTTGGCCAGACGTAGATAGCATCCTCCCTCCAGCGCCGATTCCGATTACTGCGGACCCAGTTACCGAGAATCAACAGGCACTGCTGATCGGTGCTCAGTTGAAGGCCGACCCAGCACAGGATCACCTCGCGCATCTGATGGAGCACGTACGCATCCTTATTGATCCGATGATCGGAGCTGGCCCGCTGTATCAAGGACAGCAGTTGATGCCTATCCTCCAGCATTGTGGACAGCATATGGCGTTCCTCTATAAGAACGATGTCTTCAAGCATTCGGCGCAACTCGGAGTACAGGCGGCGGTGCAGGGCATTCCGCCCGGCACCTTGACGCCCGATCAGATCGCCGCTCAAGCTGCCGCCATTGCGCAGAAGGAGAATATGAATGGCCCACTGGGTCCTCTCTTCCAACAACTTGGACATGCGGCACAGATCGTACAAGGCAAGATGCCGCCGCAACCGATGGACCCAGTCCAAAGTACCTTCAATGCCGCGAAGATGGAAACCGATCGGCGTGCGAAGGCTGATCAGGATAAAGCCGCTCTCGATAAGGCTCGTCTAGACTTCGAACAGCAGCTCGCCGGTAAGACTATGCAACAAGAACTGCAGAATCAGCAGCAGACCCTAATGGCGCAGATGAAGAAGGATAACGACCTTCTTCAAGCTAAGCTCAAGGATATTGAGCAGAAGCAGCAAACGGCGGATGATAGTTTCCTTATTGAGATCATGAAACTCAATAAGGAGAACCAGCAGGGACAGGCAGACGCTGCCGCGCGAGAAGCGGAGATGGGACAGCGGCTCGGTGCTGTGGAAACCGCTGTTAACGCTCCTCCTGAGACACCGCCCGATCCGACTCCACACTTAGATCGTCTACAGCAGATCGTGGAGCAAGGAAAACAAGCTGCTCCGCAACAGCCAGACGTGCATCAGCAAGCCTTAATGGCAGCAGTACAAGGCATCCATGGGTTGCTGGCACAAAAGCGCCCCAATAAGATTGTACGAGATCCGAAGACTGGCGACGCCATCGGCATGACCTATGACCAAAATTTGGAGAACCCAGCATGATCAGTACCACACACGGTATGCTACCTGAGGAAGTGCTAGAGAAGCGCGTGATACTGCAAACTGGGTCCTCCGAAGCAAAACTTACAGCGACGGAGTACTGGCTTGAAGGAGAACTCGTACATCGTTCACTCAACATCGAACTCATTGGCCGCGATCTCGGTGCGGTACAAGAATACCTAGGAGCCTGATATGGCAAACGTCGCTTCCCTCTCAAATCAATTCAAATCCGATATGCTCGGCTGGGTC